CAGTCCTCTACATCAACCCCACTAACTACCTTGGCCCTATCGGCAAAGCTATTGGCAAAGTCCCTTGGGATATAGACCCCACGGCGATCACTCAACCATAGATGTTTCTTGCTCATGTCCTGCATGTCCTCTCTCGCATTGACGTGCTCTATGTAGGCATGGTCCCTGGAGCATGTCAAGCCCTCCCGAAAGAAAAATGCATAGATAACCCCTAGAGGCCTTCCCCACTAGGCTCGTTACCTCTCGCCCTCCCTTTCCCTTCATGCCCTCCCATATGCCATGCCGCGATGCCCTCGCCCTATCCCATGGCAGTCCCTTGTGCCCCTCGCCCTTGTGCCTCGCCCTTGTGCCCATGGCATCATGCCCTTGCCCATTAGGCTAGGCTCCCTGCGCTATCGCTTAGTCCGCCTGTGCCCTCCCTCTGTGCTTAATGTGACCGCGATAGGTACGGCAGAGGTGATATGACACGCGACCCTAGCCCATGATGCCTATCCCAAGGGCTGAAGCGCAGGCCTATCCCTTGCGGAGGCTCCTCCCTGCCCGAGGAGGGACCGTGAACGGACCACGAACGGCCCTAGTAGTGAACCACCACCCACCCCATGGGGGAGATCGCGTTGCCGCCGCCACGAGGTCACCCCTCGCGTGAGTGACCCCTCGGGTAATCCCTCCCGGGTGTAGGCCTAGCCTCACCATCCCCGGAGGGTCCCGTAGGACCGCCCCGCAAGGAGGTCACTTTGAGCACCTTGCCTCTAGGGGATGGCGGGCTGGTAGGCATGTCACTTTGAGCACCCTTAAAGGTAATAATCCCCGGCGTCATATGGGAGGGACGCTAAGTTCTATAATACCGCCGAGATTTGCGCAATGGCGGGCCGTTAAGGTGATGGGGCGGGAGCACCACCACCCTAATAGGCGAGCGGAGCGAGCCACTACTTACGGGCAGGCCTTATGGGCGTCTTGGACCGATCCCAAGAGGACCCACCACGGGCCTCAATGTCCTCCCCTGAGATGACGATGCCGCCCGACATGAGCCTATCGAACTCCTCGGCCATGAGGTCATCCTCCCGCTGGGCCGCGAGGTCCCACGGGTTGACGGCAAGGAGGTCGCTATACGCCGCGACCACCATAGAGAGGCTCTCGATCTTGTCATCCTGAAGGAGACTATCCTTGTCCCGGGAGAGATGGGTGTACTGGTGGAACAGGGAGTAGTTATGGACGGCATCGGAGCCCACGTCATCGGTCAGCCTGCGGATGTCCTTCTGGTCATCGAAGATCACGGAGGTAGACACGACTAGACGGTGCTGCTGGGTGCAGGGCTCTAGGACCGAGAGGATGCGAAGCTCCTTCTGGGTCTTGCCTGAGGTAATCTCCACGATGGAGGTACCGCCCCGCTGATCCTCGGGCTTGTCCTTGTTATAGGCCTTCCACGCCGCCTCAAGGACAGGCTTGAACAGGGAGATGAACATGCCATCCCCGAAGTTACCCTCGATGATTAGCTCCTGCACCTTGTACGTGACGCAGGCCGCCGCGATGCCCCGGAGGGTGGGTACGGCATAGCCATCACGCCAAGCCTCGTTGTAGATGAAGAAGAGGCGGGAGTTAAGCTCGGCCACGATGGAGAGGGAGGTCTGGTTGGACCCCCGCCCTGAGGTATCCAAGGCGGCCTTGATGGACGTGTACGGGGAGAACCGCTCGGACACGGACGCCGGGCCGTAGAAGCGGTCACCCTCGAAGCCCATGATGGGCATGTCGTTGACCACCTTCTCATGATCGTTGGACCATGCCACATGCTCGGGGCCGCGCTGTGGGTCGAGGGCCATGGTAATGAGGTCCCTCAGCTTCAGCGGGTAGCGGTCGGCATCGGCCAGCGAGGTATCCAGCATGAACTGGAGGGCGAACCCAGAGCGGCCATACGATAGCTCACGGGCTTGGAGGTCAAGCTCGGTGAACCGGCTGGGCCACACGGACTTGCCTACGAGGGTGGGGTCACTGTCGATCATGTCGGTAACCCACGGACTGAGGCGGTCGCCATACTTGAGCCGCATCTTCTTGTCGGGGAAGCGGGCTGGCCAGATACGGCAGACGTAGCCACGGGACTGGAGCTTCACATAGAGGCTGTCGTCCACCTGTGGCGTCCCTAGGAACTTGACCTCGCCGTTCGGATGCAGGACAGCATCGAACTCCTTGACGCCCTCGCTGATCTTCTCCCGCATGTCCACCGTCATGGAGTTGGCCGGGATTTCCACGTCGTCCGGGACGATGACATGGGCACGGGAGCCCGCAAGCTGGCCCGTGATGCCGACGCCCTTCATGCTGGGGCTCTGATCGGGCGTAGCGGGTCCCACATCGAAGGATTTGGCGGATGACCGCTGGTTAGGCCCCGGCTGGAGGAACGCAAGCTCGGGCATCTCTCGGATCAGGGCGAGGCACCACTGGACCTGTCCAACGGCACGTTCCAAGCTGGCCGAGACCACGAGCACCTTCGTTTGCGGGTCCCTGTAGAGCTTCCAGAGGCAGTAAGCGCCGGTTATCCACGACTTGGCCATGCCCCGGAAGCCGAGAATGATTGCGCGGTTAGGGCCGTGCTGGAGCCACCACGCGAGGGCAAGCTGGACATCGCTGGGCTCGGGCAGGCCGAGAAACTCCCAGATGACGGCGAGGAACTGCCGGAAGTCGTCCATGAGGATTTGCTCGCGGCCATACGGGTCAGCGGGCGTTAGGGCTGTGGTCGCCTTGGCCTTACGCTTGGCTGTAGCCTTTGGCTTGCGAGCCCCCGCAATAACAGAGGCGGGCGGTCCCTTCAGTTCGGGGGCCTCCTGCGCCTCTGCAAAGTGGGGCTCATCGAATGGGTCAATGAGCTTGATCGGCATCTTCGACTTTCTTGTAATGGGTTTGCTTTATGGTGACCTCGACCGCCTCAACCTCGTAGATTGTGTCCGAGTAGTCGTGGTCCTGATACTCCGTAAGGCCGCGCTCCCAGTCCATGGCAAAGAGCTTGCCGTCACTGTCTCGCTTGCAGATGGTCCGCATACTCTTCTGCCACCGGCCGCTGTCCCCATACTCGGTAGTGACCTCAGTGTAGCCGTCGAGGTCTCCCCACGCGAAGAGGCGGGAGTGAGGTTCTGAAAGGGTAATCTCATTAGCCACGGCTGTCCCTATACTCCCGCACCGGGCGGGTCCGCTTCGTGTTGACTGGTGCCTGCTCGACTTCCTCTTCCTCCTCTGGTGGGTCGTTCTCCACCTTGGAGTTATTGTCTCGCAGCATCCCCTTGGCGATTGCCTTCTCCTGATGGGTCGCCGTTCCCTGCCGTAACGCACGGGCAAGGTCGCGGAGGAGGCCGAGGCGGATGGCATCGAGTAGCTGTGCCTCGGTCATCCCCTCAATGTCATCGACCGGCCGCCCACACTCGGGGCAGCAAGGGATGCCATTGTGCTCCTCCTCCGCTTCCACACCAGAAGCCGAGAGGGCCTCTCTTTCGAGAAGGTCCCCCTCGTCCTCGACGTTAGTCAAGGTCTGCGGGCTGGATGAACAGCGTAGCCTTGAACGCTCCAGACGTGGCGAAGGCCGCATCCGGGGTGATCTGGATGGACTGGCCGCGACGGACCTTCGTCGTGCTGGACTGCGCCGTGGTCGGGGTGTCTTCCACGATGTTGCCCACCGGCGCCGAGTTGGCGATGGTGCAGGACAGGCCGGTGACGAGAACGCCCTCGACCTTGACCGTGACGGGGCCGCCAGTGCCAACCGCCTCGGTGACCTCGGTGCGGAGCTTCTCGATGTAGCCATCGCACGGGGCAATCAGGGTGTGGACCGTGCCCGCAGCGGTGTCCGTCGCATTGAAGACTTCCACGAGGGCCTTGAGTTCCTCGCCCTGCTCCTGCTGGCGGTAGAGGGCCTGCATGGCAACAAGGTGTGAGATTTCGAGGGTCGGCTTGCGCAGGGCCAGCGACGTGTTGCGGTAGAACTTGATGGCCGCCGATCCGGCCGGGACGCTGAAGAAGCGGATGCTGTCGTAGCCGCTATCCCGGTCCTTGGTCTGGATGGCGTAGTCGGTGCCCAAGGTCTTCAGGACGCCATCAATGAAGACGCGAACGTCCTTCGGGTCGAGGTAGTTGAACCCCAGATTGAAGACGGACGTGACCGCATCGCCAGTGTAGCGTACCGGGAAGATAGGTGCTCCCATAGTGTAGTCTCCTTGCTGTTAACGATATGAAGCCCTCAGTAGGGCAGGTACTTGGAGCCAAGTGCTCCTATGATAGCTGCCGCCAAGCCCCATAGGCCTTGCCAGACGAGCTTCATCACTGTGCCACCACCTTCGGCCTGACCCGATGCGGTTGCTAATCTCAACTCGACATCCCTCATGCGCTCCTTCAGGAGGTCAACGTCGCCCCGTAGTGCTAGGGCTGCGTCGAGCTTGGCATTGAGGGTTGCCATTTCGGTTCGTATCTGGACTAGCTCCTTGTAGCTAATCATCACGCCGCTGGCCCGTGAGGGGATCATTACGGCATTATCGTTCGCTTCCATGAAGCCTAACTCCAAGATATTGCGACTGAGCCCGCGCTCCCGTCGTTACCGTTGGCGGAGGAAGTGTAAGTGCAGACGCCCTTGGCTCCCCCGCCTCCGACGATTACCGTGATGCTGGCCCCGACGGTGAGAGACCCGCTTGCGTAGGTCTTAACGGCCCTGCCTCCGGCTCCACCAGTTCCACCATGGCCCGGGTTCCAAGACGGATTGGTGCTGCCCGTACCGCCAGAGGACCCGCCGCCTGTCGTGTTGGTGTCACCGCCCGAGGCTGTACCATTGGAGCCATTGCCCCCGTTGGTAGAACCAGCGTCATCCGTTACGATGGTGCCCTTCAGGCCTCCGCCTCCGCCGTTGCCGATGACGCTGCCGTTGAAGCTGCTATTCCCACCAGTGCTTCCGTTGGTGCCTGTCCAGCTTTCAGCGAAGTCCGAAGAGTGAGCATCCGCGCCGCCACCACCACCTCCGCCGCCCTTAACGGTAACCGTGAGGGTATTGAACTCGGGGACGATGAACGAACTCGACCCGGGCGTTGTGTAGCTAACCGAGCCGGGGACGACGGGAGGCTTCGAGGGCATCCTCACCGGGAACGCCGGGACGAGGCCCGGGAGGATCAGCCTGTTGCGCCGTATGATGATGCTTGGCGTAGGGAAGCGCAGATGCTTCGGGACTAGGAGCCGGTTACTCATCAGTCCACCTTCGCCATGCTAACGAACAACGTGCTCCCCGAGCGGAGGCAAGTGATGATCGTCCCCCATGCTCCGCCTGAGGCCGCCCCCGAAACGGTCTGCTTGGTCACGCCTGCCGGTGGGTTGACCGCCGTGATGGCTGGGCTCCCGCCCGGGTGGTAGACCGTGATGGTGATGCTCTGCCCATCCTAGATATTGGAGATGGCAAAGGACGTCGCCCCACTGAGGTCCGACTTGAAGAAGCATCCCGTACTGCAATCGACCGTGACCGTCCCCGTGCCGCCGATGCTCAGAGGAACAATGGCGTCCCACACCTTGTCGGCGGTGAGAAGCTTGTCGGCCGTGGCGTTCATGAACTCCGAAGCCGTAGCCACTGCTGCCGCAGCCAAGTGGGCGAATGTCACAGAGGCAGCCGCGAGGACCGCCTTGACAACCCCAGTGACGCTCCAGTCCCAAGTGACCTCACTGCCATCTGTCAGGACCCGCTCACTGGATAGGCCCGCGCTGGCCGCCTTAACCACGAACTCTGCGCCAGCCACGGCGTCAACCCTGCTGTCGTCCGCCTTGTCCGCGATAGCGGTTGCCGTCGCTGCGGCGTCCGCCTTCTCGCTGTCAAGCTCCAAGATGGCAGCCTGTACGTCCGTCGCGGATATGCCGCCCCCGGGCGTGAAGGGCACCGTCGAGGCACTCACACCGTCAGACACAACGGCAGCCGCCTTCTTGGCCCAGTGCATCGCGGAGTATTCCCCCGGATGCCCGGTGACCGCGCTGTCCTCCGCCTTGTCGGCCCACTCGTGAGCCAGGCCCTCGTATGTCGCCGCATTGGTGGCGCTCGTGGCCGCAGCCCCCGATGAGGCAGCAACCTCAGTCAAGGCCGTGTCCTTGGCGTTGTTCACGTCCCCGACCGCTGTGGCCCCGGCCGCCCCTATGTCGGCGTAGGCTTGGTCCGCCGCCGTATTGAGGTCCGCCAAGGCAGCATCCCGGGCCGCAGTGATGGCAGGGATGGCCGCTGCCACCGTAGCTGCATCTCCCGCCGCACTGGACGCTGAGGCAGCCGCCGCAGTGGCACTGCTCGCCGCATTGGTCTCCGAGGTTGCCGCGTTGGAAGCACTCTCGGCCGCTGCCGCCATGGCCGAGTTCACGTAGTCGATAACGTCCTGCAAGCTCTCCGCAGTGGCGGCCCCCAAGTCGAAGGCCTCCTGCGTCACATAGAGCATCTGGGTCAGCACCCTGTTCCAGTCGCGGTGGTCCAGAACGTTGGGCGTAGAGTAGACCGTCAGGAGCTTGGTGGCGTCTGTCGTCCGATAGACCTTGACGGCCGTCCCCGCTGTGGGCGTTGACCCTAGCTGGATGGTCCCCGAGGCTATCCAAGTGAAGTCCAGCGTCTCGACCCCGTTAAGCTGCACATGCACGTCCCCCTGCTCGATGTAGGGGAACGGCACGGCAACATTCGGAGTAGACCCAGACGCCACTGTCACGGCGTAACTGTAGGCCATGTCCTATCCTTATTGAAGTGGCTGAGGCTGGACGGTCGGAAGGGCCGCGAAGGCGTTGTTCTCAAGGAGGCGGTTAAGCCCCTTGCTAACTTCATGTGCCTCGACCGTCTTTAGGTTCTTCCGTCCTGCCATGGCCTTGTTATAGGCGTCACGAGCCTTGGTCCCGAGCTTCGCCACCAAGTCGGGGTTCTCGCTCTTTAGTTGGTTCATGGCCGCCTCGTGGTAGGAGTTCATGACCTGTGAGACCATGTGCTCCTTGGTGTTGGGCGTGCTGCTGTCCCCGTGAGGCGCAGCCGCGTAGTCTGGCGTCTGGACGATACGGTTGAGGGCTTCCCGAAGCGTTTCACTCGCCCCGCGCGGCCGTGCAACCATCTCGTTGAAGGCCTCGAAGGCGTTCTTGCCGGACTTCTCCAGCGTCACGTCCTTCAAGTCGATCCCGTTGACCCTAGACGAAGGCGGCGTCAGCGAGGTCCCCGTCATGGCGAACTGCTCGTCAAGCGCCTTAGCGAGCGGGCTGTCGTAGTCCTTCTCACCGATGAACCGCCCCGGCACCCTGATCGGCTCCCCAAGCGTGTTGTAGCGGATGGGCAGCGTCTCCGAGTAGCCCGGGATGGACGCCTTCATGTTGTCGATGACGCCATTGGCCTCCCGCAGATATTCGTCCTGATTGAGGCTCCGCAGAAGGGACACACCGGGGATGAAGCCCGGCGCGAACCTACCGGCCCAAGTGGACATCTTCTTGTCGTCCGCCAAGGCGTCAAGGAAGTCAGAGGCCCCCTTGTAGTAGGTCTTGTCCTTCAGTTGGTGCGCCAGCGTGAGGACTAGCGAGGTCGCCAGATTGTCCAGCCCCTCCAAGTCCCCCTTGTTCTGGTGCATCATGTACATATCCACGAAGTCGGCAGCCGCAGCTACAGGGAACTGGAACGGGTCCAGCCTGTTAATCTGGAACTGCCGGTTGCCGAAGCGGACGGCATAGGGCATGTTCCCCTGCGCCTTCCACTCCTTCAGTTGCTTCGGGTCCTGAGGCCCGCTGCCGGTCACCATGTCATTCATCCGTAGCGTCACCGCCGCAGAGAGTAACGTGATGCCCATGGCCATCTCGCCCATAGCCGTAGCCTGAGCCATCTCGCCATGTGCCCCGCGTAGGGCGTTGAGATACTCCTTCTGGAGGAGGTTGAGACCGGGTGTCAGCTTGACGCCGTACCGGAAGAGGTTGGAAGGCGTCTTGATGAACGGGACGATGACCTTCGCCAGCGGATAGTTCGCCGTGAAGTGGCTAGTGGCCGCTCCCAGCGTTATCCCCTTGCCGACCCACGTATCCTCTGGGGCCAGCTTGAGGTCCTGCTGGAAGGTGGTCGTCCGGGCCTCCTTCAAGGCATCCGCGTCGATTGCCCGCCCAGCCTCATCGAAGCCTGCATCGGCCCGGCTCCTGAGGAAGTCCTTGTAAGCCTTCGTCCCCGGCTTGATCCCCAGGGCATCGGCCTCGTTGGCCGCCCTGCCCATCAGGACGCCACGGTAGCGCATGGTCTTCACCATCTCGTCCATGGAGCCCATCAGTCGGAGGTCCGCCGTCGCGACGTAGGTCAAGGCCCGGAGGCCGTTGGCCAGCACGTCATCTATGGTGTTGAACTCCCGGAACGGCAGAAGGTTGACCTCACCGCCGACGCCGCCAGACAGAGCCTCGAAGGCCTCCGTCGAGTTGTGCGGGGCCATGACGCTATCGCCCATCAGGAACGCCTTCTTGAACGCCTGTATGCCGTCCGCGATGGTGCTCGCTGTCGAGATAAGCTCCGTCTTGGCTGCCCGCCTCGTGGCGATGGCCGACGCCCTCATGACATCGTTCTTGGTGAACGCACCGAGGGCTTCCTGCCCGTAGGTCCCGACTGCCGTGCTCAGGGGCCGGAAGGCCAGCATAGCGACGTTGGACGCCATGTTGATGACCTGAGTGGTCGGCCCCGAGAGGATGTTGGCCGTGCGGAACATGATGAGACCATCCGTCAGCCGGTCCAGCACTCCGGGCTTCGCCATCTTGGCCATGACCGTGGCATCGCCATCCCCCGCGCGGATCATGGACGCCAGCATCTCCGGGTCCATCTTCGCGAGGTTGACTTGGGTCATCTGATCCGCTCGGTTGCGGAACTCCTGCCGGGTCCGCCTCAGTGTGCGGGCCGCGTTGGACGTTAGGCTCCGTGCGTTGGCATAGAGGTCCATCGCCACCATTGAGCGTTGGCGGAGGGCCTCTAGGGCCGCCTCGCGGGTCTCGAAGCCCATCAGGTTGCCCGCATCCAGTCGGCGGACGAACTCGTAGTTCTCGATAAACGCGGAGTTGGCCAGCCGGTAGCCCGTCTCCATCTGCACCGCCATGAGCCGGGCGTTGTCCCCTGCCCTGCGCAGTTCGCCCATGATGAGCTTCGGGTCAACCTCAAAGAGCTTCCCCATCTGCTCCGTGAGCTTCTCAACCTTCGTGTCACGGAGGACGCCAGCGGCATCGCCACCCTTGCGGGCCTTCACGATGTCAATGGCCCCGTTGACCTGAGAGGAGATGAACTCGCGGACGCCATCAGGTGTATGGAGCTTTTGCCACGGGATGTTGTCCCCGCCTGCGAACCTGTGCCCGTCCTGCAAGGCCGCCTCGACGCCCCCGTGCGTAGCGATGGCCTCATCGTCGGCAGCCATCTTGGCTATCGACTTCTGGACCTGCTCAGGGGTGATGTCGGCTAGTGGCTTGGCTGCTGCTGGCTTGAGGCCTCTGGCGTCGGCTGCTGGGATTTGGTCGATCCGAGCCATACCAGTAGGAACAGCGTCAGCACCGTTACCAGCGGTACCAGCATTAGCTTCAGGAGGTCTTGCCACTCCGGGGGCTGGCCCACTGGCTCCTCCGCCACCACCCTCTCCGGGCGGTAGGGTATCACGAACTCCCACGGCACCGCCTTCTGGCACAACTTCCGTTGCGCCTTGCGGACCCGTCTCTGGCGCTCCCGCTCCACCGCCTTCTGGAGCATTGCCAGCCTCGCCCGGTCGTAACTGTCCACCACCATCTTCTCCCATGAAGCCCGGAACTTCGGGCGTGTCAGCGGGCATGTTCATCTCGCGTTCCAGCGCGGCGGCCCGTCCGCCCGGCTGGACCTTAGGCAAGTCCCGCGCCTCGGAGGGAGCATTGAGGAAGTCCTTGTTGAGGCCTCCCGTAGCGTCCTGCGCGATAGCATCCCGGTTGAGGTTGTCGATGGCCCCCTTCTCAAGCTGGGCCTGAGCGGCGGCAGTGTCCTCCTCCGAGATGAAGCTCTTGCGTTCGTAGTGATCGGCCTCCTGCTGGGCCAGCTTGTCGCTCGCCGCTTGGACCTCTGCACGGGCAGCCTCGGCCGCAGCCTTGTCGCCTCCCCTTACCGCCCGGAGGAGCTTGACGGAGGCCACGATGGCTCCCGCCGCCACGCTGTCCATGGCGATGCTCTCGACGGCGTTCTTTAGGCGGCCCTCCCAGCGGGCATCCTCGGGCTTGGCAGCCAAGGCGGCACTCACCGGGTTGCGGAGCCACGGATAGCTCTGCACGAGGTTGCTCATCCGCTGCTCGTCCGGGTCCATCATGGTTGCCCCAACGATGGCCCCCCGGACGGTGCTCTTGGCGAAGGAGGCCCCCTTCAGGACCGGGGCAACCTTTCCGACCACCCCGAAGCCCGTCACGAAGTTGGCGATACCCTCGACCGCACCGTTCCACTGGGACAGAGCGCGGCGCTCCCTAGAGGCCCGCTCCGCATCGAGACGAAACTGTGACTTGTCCGCCTCCTTGGGCTCCCCGACCACGAAGTCCTTGGCTTGGAACATCGCATCGAGGACGCCGCCCGCCGCCGAGTTGGCCACGTCGCCAGCCCGGTAGGCCCCACGGACTGCTGCCTGCCCTACAGGGCTATCCGGGAAGATAGTCTTGGCGGCGGCATCGCGGGAAGCAAGCTCCTGCTGGGCCTGCCCCTCAAGCTCTTGGTCCGCCGACTGCTCGACGGCCGACATAAGGGTGTTCCACTGTGCGTCGCCATTGACCGGCATTTAGTCCCTCCCTACTTGGGATACTTCGAGAATGGAAGCTGGAAGTGGGGACCATCCTTGAAGGTCTTCCAGTCCCCGCCCCATTCCACTGTGAGCTTCAGTTCCTTGGCCGCCCTCTTCATGAAGTCGGCGTAGCCCTTATACAGGGGCCAACTCCAGTCCATCCGCCCGTTGATGATGAAGCAGATGTCTAGGGCGTGAGAGTAGCCGTTGCTCGCTGGTAGGTGCCGCGAGTTCATCGTCTTGGATGCCCCCTTAGCTACCATCTCCCGCTGCTCGGCCACACTCCGCTTTCCGCATGTGACAACCGGCTCGGCCTTCCCCGCCGCCCGGGCCATCTCCCGCGCTCTGCGGAATATCTTGGCCAAGTCGGGGTGAACCTCACCTAGGCACCGCTCAGTCCGCGCCGTGTACCTGTCGGTCGTCGCCATGATTACGCTACTCCCGTGTTGTCGTCAGCGATGCGAGCCGCTGCCTGCACGATGTTCTTGGTCACTCGCCGGACGCCCAGTGCCCGGCCCAGAGCGAAGGTCTTGACGGAGACCGCATCGCCTTGGTTGCCACCCAGCACTCGCACCGTGCCATTGGACAGGTTGACGCTCTCGACAAAGCCGACGTGGCCGTAGACCGAGGAGTGGCCTCTCGGGAAGACGATGATGTCCCCCGGCTTGGCATCCTCCAGCCGAACCGCTTGGCCGACGTGCAGGAAGGATCGCGCCATGTCCGACCCGGAGCCCTTCTCCCCGGAGGCCGCCAGCACCGAGTTGGCGAAGCGGGCACACCAAGGCGTAGTGGCAGGGTCGATTGACGAGCCGGTGCTCTCCTTGAAGAAGGCGATGAGGGCCGACCTATCGGTGTGCTCCGACTTGCCCAGCAAGGACTTGGCGAGGTCGAGATGGGACGAGTAGTGTTGTTGCATAGGTTGCTTCCCCAAAGATGCGAGTTGAACGAAGGCCGTGTCGGGTCGCGCCGAGACTTGCTCGGGGCGAGGGTTGTTGAGGTCGAGGCCGTTCTGGGTAGCCGCGAGGGCCAGCCTGTCGGCCGCCTGAAAGTTAGGAGCCTCTGAGCGTTGCTGCCCTGAGGTCCCGCCCCGGATGAGGTTCGGCAGGACGGACGGCGCAAGGGTCCTGAGCGTGTCGATGCCTCGACGCACTGCCCCTCCAAGTGCCTCCGTAGGATTGGACGGCACGGCTTCGGGGTTCCCGGGAGTGCCTTGCGGCTGTTCCACCACGGGCGGCTGGGGCGCTGGGGCGGCTGAAGGTGCAGGCGTTGGCCCGACCATCTTCCGTGCCGCAGTGACGTTCCCCCGTGCCAGCTTCCAAGCCTGATCTATGACCCACTGCGGGTCCCGGCCCTTCTCCTTGGCAATGCGCTCGATGTCCTTCCGGTACTCCTCCGAGAGGCCCTTCATGCCCTCGTATCGCGGAGGGGCATCCGGGCTGTTCATGAGGTCTACAATCCAGCCCTTCGGACCGGGAGGCGCGGCGGTTGACCGAGCACCATTCGGCAGCATGGGGTTCTGATCCCCGACGTTGCCCGCTGGTGCGTTTCCGCCATCCTCCGTAGGGGTAGTACCGGGCCGCTGAGACCCGCCCCCACGGGCCGCCCTGATGGCAGGAGGCTGGTTGTAAACCGGCCCGGTTGCATCCTTTGAGAACGCTCCCGGCTGGCCCTGCATCGGGACAAACTGCGCCGTGAGTTCCGCAATGAACTGCTGCCGCTCCAAGGCTGAGGCCCCGGGATGCGCGATAGCCCACTTCATGCCGATGGCGCGAGCATCGTTGATGGCGGCCAGTGAGGCAGCCGTCAAGGAGGGTTCCCGGAAAGCCGGTCCTCCCAGCCCTTGGTTCCCCTTCCCGGCGTCGAGCATGAAGCTCTCCATCCGCTTCCAGTTGGTATCCTCGAAGAGGCCATTCCCGTTCTGGGCGTAGGCCTCCATCTGGGTCACCGCGTCGTGCAGCTTCTTCTCTGTCTCCACCGTCTTGATGTCCGGCATGACTTGGCGATAGGCATCCCACCCCTTGCCCGAGTAGATGTCCCTGAGGGCCTGCTGTATCTTGATGGGGTCCTCGACGCCAAGACGTGCTGCCGGGTCTGCGAGGGTCTTCCGCATATTGATGAGCTTGACCTCGAAGTCCGGGTCGTAGGCAAGGACGTTCCGCATGTCCTTCGGGTCTGGCGTGAAGTTCGGGTCCTTCGCCATCTGGGACGTGATGTTGCGGAGGGAGCCGTCGTGGGCCAGCTTTTGGTTGTGCTGCTGGAGGGTCCACTCCTCGTTCCTGTCCCGCGCCCTCAGCCCCTTGATCTGCTCCAGGGTGTCGAGCTTGGCCTTGTTGATCTCCGGGCTCAGGGACATCCGCTTGCCGTCAGCGTCCTTCAGGTTGTCCAGCACGGTAAGCAGTTGAGGGTCCCTCTCCAGCTTGGCTCGCTCGATGATCCCGGCCGCCACCTGCTGGTTGATGATCTGCTCGGGCAGTATCTTGGAGCCCGCCTTCCTGATGGCGTCGATGTCCGCCGTGACCTGTGCGTAGTCCGTGCCGCCCATCTGGCCTTGGCCCTTGATGGAGGCGTCTTCGAGGGTTGCCGTGATGGCCTTGCTCTAAGTGTTGACCGCCACGGACTTGGCGTTCTCGATCTTCTCCTTGTTCCAGCGGTCGAGGAGCTTGGTGTGCAACTCCCGCATCTGAGGCCCGATGCCCCGCGCCATGGCTGGGTTGGCGATGGCCGCTGCGGAGGCCGGGTCGTTCCTGATCTGCCCAAGCGCCCATTGGTTGAACTGCTCCGGGCTCATCGCGTACTTCTGCTCGGGTGGGAGGGCATCGTATGCCTCCATGACCCGCCCCTGCATGGGGAAGCCTTCCGCGTATCCCGCAGCCGCCGCGTTCTCCCGCTGCCATACAGTGGCCGCCTTGGAGCCGAATAGCGGCAGGCCGTTGGGCTGGCCCATGAAGGTGTTCTTGTAGCCCTGCCCGATGGCGTCCGTCGTGGGTCCGCCCTGTCCGGTCATTCCCCCTGTGTAGAAGGCTGTGAGGCCTTGGCCCTTCATGTCCTCGGCCGCCTTGGCGTCCATCTTCTCGAAGGTATCCGAGAGTTCGCCCCCGAGCTTGGTTAGCTCTCTGGCGACTTCATGGAGCGGCGAGGGTTCCGGCTGCGCGGGCCGCCAATAGGTGTCATGGACTTGCGCCGCTGGGACGATGCCCTCGGTGATCTTAACGTCCGGTGCCGGTTCTCTTGCCATCTCTCTACATTCCTAATCCCATGCCGCCGAGCCCCTTGACGCCTGCCCCTGCGATGCCTGCGATGAGGCCCAGAGGGGACGGCTCTTGCGGGACGGGGATGCTCTCGATCCGGCCCTTCATCTTGGTGTCGGTGGCCTTCAGTTGCTCGGTGAGGTCCGCCGCGACGAACTGGTAGTTCCTGTCCGCGTAGGTCATATTGAGGAGCGTCTTGCCGTTGATGTCCGCGAGGATATTGTCAACGGAAATGCCCGACACGCCTGCGCTCGCCGCATTGTTCTCTGCGGTGGCGGCCTTCTTGGCTCCCTCCAGCATGGCGACGTGCTTGTGCTGGGTGGTCTTCTCTTGCTCCTGTAGGAAGCGGTTCGTCAGTTGCCGATGCTCATCCCTAGCGGATGCCTCGGCGTTGACGACGTTCTGCTCCCATACGGCCTTCTTAGCCTGATAGTCAGCCTGCTGGGCTTGGTACTGAGCCACAGCCCCGACGATGCCCACCACGGCTCCTAGCATAGGGGCGCACATTAAGGCTCCCTCCTTCTAAAATAGATGAACTCGTGGCCGAGCACTCCCCACGGTCTCTGCGGCCCGCGCCAGAAGCCGAGCCACTCTAGCCACCGATGATGTACTACGTTCGATACATGGGAGTTGCAGTGTACGTCCGGCCATCTCTCCCAGAACGCATCTATCCACTCCTTCGCCAGATACCATCCGACTGTGGCCCGGGCAGGCCCCTCTACCGAGGCAACCATCCATATGTCGCTTGGCCCTTTGTCCCGGCGATGGCAGCCGAAGAGGACCAAAGGCCTGCCCGAGGGCCGGTCGCAGAGGGTGACCGCCTCGGTGCTTGTCCGTAGGCAATCCTCAAGCCAGAAGATGCCGCCGTTCACCGATGCCCGCCACTCCTCAACGTCCTCGTCTCGGATGTCTTCGAGGATAAGCTCGGCATCCTCCAGCCGCGCGGGCCTAAGCTCCAAGCTATCCCCCAAGATCATCGCTTCTTGTCCTTCTCCGTGAGGAAGGCCCCTATGACCATCCCCGCGATCAACCATATTGCCCCACAAGTCATTAGCTCGATCTGCCTCTCTGGGTCCCGAGCCCGGTCTGAGGCTGTGCCAAGAAGGCGGCCTCGTAGTAATACTGGGCGGAGGTCCATCTGGACGGCAGGAAGCTGTCATTGATGAGCCTCACTCGGAACTCGGTGTTGAGTGCCCCTACCGGAACGGGGAAGGTGCCCTCTGTTATCGGGTATCTGTCCATCGTGTTAGCCACGTCGCCAAACACTCGGCCAGACATCTGGTATATCTTCGGGTTGTCAGGCTGGTTCTTGTAGGTGACCTGAGCCCTGAAGTAGCCTGTGGCCGCGTAGGAGACCTCGTAGGTGCCTACCGTGAGGTTCCTCGTTGGGATGAGGCCATTCTGTCCCTTTAGATAGAACGTCCCGTCCTCCCGCTCCGCGCTGATCCTGAAGCCGATGTAGAGCTTCTCAGCCGTGCAATCCCCGGAGACGACGATGGTGTTCCCGGTGATGGACTGGATAGGCCACATACGCCCCCGGACGCCATTGTCGCTGTCAACGCTCTGGGCCACGAACATCGGGCACACTTCGTCCACGTCATGCGTCGTGACCCATCCGTCCGCCTCGGTGGCCTTATACGGGAGGGTGATGGTCGTCTCCCCGTCCGCGTAGACCATCGTGCAGTCCTCATCGGCAACCCTGAAGTCCATCCTCGAAAGGTAGGTCGCCCCGGGCTGCGGGTCCGTGAGGTCAACACTGAGGTCCATGCGGACGATCATAGCGCCGTCTTCCCGATGTATCAGGGCGTACAGGTAGCTCTCCGAGAGAGAGGCCCAGAGTATCTGCCCCGTGACCGGGATGCGCCAGATGTTCCAAGCCGACTGTATCCGCTCCGTCCCGTTCATCAGGAAGTTATAGACGTACAGGAGGTTCGGCGTCCTGTCGCTCGTGCAGATGATGCAGCCCAGAGTGTCAGAGACGGTAAGGTAGCGCAGCCCGCGAGGGATGTACTTCCGAACGTGCCCAGT